AGCAAAGCATATTTTTGGTTATGGCGATGACAATAAAGAGCCGTATCTAGTTAGGCTTGGATGGATGAAGATGAGTAACCAGTTTGGTCTAGCAATGGAAAAACTGGCGCAGTTTTCATTTTCTAAAGAGTCTTCTAAAACCGTCCACTTGTCAGCCCCAGTGGTGGAACGAGTAGCCGCCCCAATGCCTAAAGCAAAGGGTGCGGCGAAAGTTGCAAACTTTAATGCTTAATCATGGCAGATACGCTGTCTGGCTACATTACTCAGACCCGGCGTTTATTACATGACGTTAATGCTAATTTCTGGACGAATGCAGAATTAACGGACTACATAAACGATGGGCGCAACACCCTTGTCCGAGACACAGGGTGCAATCGTGTTTTGCAGAATCACACCGCGCCGTATAACGTCGAAACCATCGACTTTGCAGACTTACCCGAAGGCAACAATACCGTTGATGTGCTGAATGTGATCCTCTATTGGGGGAACTCGCGCATTCCGCTGTATTACCTGCCTTGGACAGACTTCAACGCACAGTTACGTTACTGGCAAAACTACAATGGACGCCCGGTAGGGTTCTCCATGTACGGGCCTAAGAAGATTTTTATTGGCCCAAAGCCTGATCAAGCCTACGAAATGGAAATTGACACGGTAGTGTTGGTTGATCCTATGGTCAACGGTTCTGATGTAGAAACATTACCTACTCCATTCACAGAAGCTGTACCGTTTTACGCTGCTTATATCGCCAAATACCAAGAGCAATCTTATGGTGAGGCAGAGATATTTAAGCAAGAGTACAGCAAGCATGTGATGGAAGCCCTGAATACGACCTTTACCCGCAGATTACCTACACCTTACACAGCGGGGTACTAACATGGCTGCGGCAGAGCAAAAAAAGAACTATGCCGTAGTTAAGGACTTCAAAGGCGTAAACACCAAGAACAACCGCACCGTGATTAGCGACGGTGAGTTTAGCTGGCTAGAGAATATCCAGCCGGTTGGCTATGGCAATCTAAAGATCGTTCCCGGCAATCAGCAGCTTGCGAATGTTGCGTTTGCTGCCAACGTGACCTTCATGGGATCGGTCAACATTAACAATAATGAATACGTCATGGCGTTCCAGAATGACGGTTCAGCGCAATACGTCAACATTACCACCGGCGCTCAAGGCAACATTGGAGCCGCCAATACGTTCTCAAATAGCAATGTAATGATCACGCAGTGGCGCAATGAACGCGCCCTGATTATTGACCCGGCAAAGGGTTACAAGACTTGGGATGGCGCTAATCTAACGTCCATTGGCAGCGTCAATACCATTACCATCAACAACAAGGGTAGTGGTTATCTAACATCCAACACGACGGTGACATTTAGCGCACCGAATGAGGCGAGTGGCGTTCAAGCAACCGGCACGGTAACGGTAGTTGCCAATGCAGTATCTGAAGTCATTGTGACGCAGCCGGGTACAGGCTACACCTCGCCACCGACGGTAACGATTACTGGCGCTGGCACCAGTGCCAATGTGACTTGCACGATTCTGAATCAGAGTGGTACAGACATTGCCACCTTCTCAGGCCGCACTTGGATTGCCCAAGACCGTACCGTGTTTTATACGGCGGCAGATACCTACAATGATTTTATCAATCTGAGTGCCGGGTTTATTACCCTGTCTGACTCTACCCTACGCACAACGATTACTCGTATCCTGTCTGCTAACAACTTCCTGTACATTTTTGGCGAAGACAGCATTAACGTCTTTTCTGATGTGCGGGTGGATTCGACTACAGGCGTTTCTCTTTTTACTAACACCAACGTCTCGGCGTCGGTGGGTTCTGCCTTAAAACACGCCATCTTCCCGTACTTCCGTTCCGTGCTGTTTATGAACGAGTATGGTGTCTATGCGCTAGTGGGTGCGACTACCACCAAGATTAGTGATCCGCTGGACGGTGTGTTTCCGCTGATTAACTTTAATCAAGAGATTACGGGTGGTCAGTGCCTAATCAATAACATTCTGAGCGCTGTTTTTAACTTTAAGTACAACGATGGTGGTACGGATCGTTGGATACAGGCGGCGTTCTTTGAGCGTAAGTGGTTCTTTACCAATCAGCTAACGGATTGCTTTTATGTGGTGCCAGCATTTAAGGATGGGTTTATTAACCTGTATGGCACGACAGGTCAGAATTTGTATCAATTTTATGAAGACAGTACCAATGATGTTGATATGATTCTGAGAACTGCCTTGTTGCCGATGGGTGATCCTATCCGTGACAAGCAGGCATTAAAGATTGGCATTGAAGCAACACTAGGTAGTGAGCCGATCATCTTTGATGCGTTTGTGGATTCTGAGTCGCAGCAGTCGCCAGCCATTGAGTTCTCCAATGCAATTATTTGGACGAATAATGTTGGCAATCCAATCTCTTGGAGCAATAACGTAAGTGCATTGATTGGATGGGCTGCGGCAAGTAGTGCGGGTGGTGGATACTACTTGTACAAGAGTGATGCCAAGATGTTTGGCAAATACTTAGGCATTACGCTCACAGGCAGCGTGACGCCCTTTACGATTAACGGTTTTGAATTTGAGCATGAATTGAGAGCGAGGTTCTAAATGCCAGTACCTAATACATTTGCCAACGCTACTGCGACGATTCCGCTGTCACAACTTGACGCGAACTTTGCCACAACGATTACGTTAGGCAATACCGCTATTCAGCTAGGTAATACGGTTACGACGCTGAATAATATGACGTTGGCGAACGTCAACATTAGCAGTGGCATTGTGACAATTACCAATGCAACAGTGACTACGGCAAATGTCACGACTGCCAATATTGCAACCGCTGAAATTGCAAACGTAACCGTTAGTGGTACAAGTACATTTGCAGCAGGTAGCAACACAGCACCTAGCATTACGACATCAGGCGATACGAATACGGGCATATTCTTCCCTGCTGCGGATACGGTAGCTATTGGTACAGGTGGTACGGAAGCGTTGCGGGTTACTTCGACGCAAGCGATAGGTATTGGCACAACAACACCTACTACTGATTCGATTTCGTTTGTTAGAGGTTCAGGTAAAAACGCAATACTTGAACTCGCTGGTAATGGGAATCCTCCTAATAATGCTGGTGCAGGAACATGTTTTTCGCTTTTACAAGGTACAGATAACAACGCCTATATCTATAACAGAGCCAATGCCGGGATAATTTTTGGCACTAACAACGCCGAACGCGCCCGTATCACCAGCGGTGGTGATTTCTTGGTGGGGCAGACAAGCGGCTCATATAACATTATTTCTAAAGCCGTTTCTACCGAGGCAGGTGCGGTAATACTATCTGTTGAAAGACAGCAAACAAGTGTATCGGCGTTGCTTTGTTATGGGGTTAGTCAAGCAAACTATAACGCTGCTAACGCTGCTAATAAAATGGGCAGGGATTCAAGCACACTCCGCTCATTAAATGCTGGCGGCACGGTCAATGCTAGTGGCGCTGACTATGCGGAATACATGGTCAAAGCCGGTGATTTCACAATTGCTAAAGGTGATGTGTGCGGAATTGATGCAAACGGGAAATTGACCAACGTGTTTGCGGATGCTCTGTCTTTTGTTGTGAAGTCAACCGACCCGTCGTATGTTGGCGGTGACACGTGGGGTGTTGAGCTTGAAGGCGATGCACTAGAAGCCGCACGACAAACAGTTGACCGCATTGCTTTTGCCGGTCAAGTTCCGGTCAATGTGCTTGGCGCAACTGCTGGTCAGTACATCGTTCCCGTCGAGGACAACGGCGCAATTAAAGGAATTGCTAAAAGCGAATCCGACATGACCCTTGCCGAATATATGCGAGCCGTTGGTAAAGTTATTGCCGTCGAAGATGATGGTCGAGCAAAAATCATTGTAAAAGTAGCGTAAAGGCAACGCATGAAATTCGAACTAGACCAAAACGAAGCGCAGTTTATCGTACAGGTAATCGGCAACCTGCCAACGCAGTCAGGAGCGCATCCTCTGTGGCAGAAGCTGGTAGCACAGTTTAACGAGCAGATACCCAAGCCGGAGGTGCAAGAATGAGTGCGACATTTACTTGGTCTGTGACCGCTATGGACTGCTATCCAAAAGCAGACGGGCAGACAGACGTTGTGTTTACCGTTCACTGGACACTATCCGGCACAGATGGCACCTATAACGGCAGCGTGTACAGCACTTGCTCTGTACCTGCGCCTGAAGGCACATTCACCCCTTACGATCAGCTAACGCAAGAACAGGTGCTAGGCTGGATATGGGCTAATGG